TATGCTGATTTTGATATATCAATGAATAATACATTCCCATCAAGCCCATCAGCTATTTGGAATTATAATACATTATTGAGTAACACAGTGATTCCAAACACTCCAATAACATGGAATATAGATGCTAGTTACGGTAATACTTTAACATATGTTTCATGGTCATGTGGAAATAGTACAACATCACAAAATATGATTATTGATTTATTTCAAGTTGTTAATAATGAGAAAAAATGGGCATTTATACATCTAGAACCATTTAATAAATATGTAAATCAATTTGGATTAAATATTGGAGGAGTAGCATGGGATGGATCTATTATCGCGCCATTAACTACAACACGTGTAGTTCAATTAGCACCACAATTAAGTCAACCAATATTAAATAATAATACATATGCTACACAACAATACTCAGAATCTACATTAAATTAAAAAGTTGAAAGTAAGTCAATTTAGCTAAAGATAATACGAAAATAAACTAAAGATAATACGAAAATAAACTAAAAAATTTATTTAATTTAATTAAATTAAATAAATTTCATATAATCAAATATTATTTATTGTATGGTACATCTGGCGCAACAAATTCCACATCACGACCCTCAACCATATAATTCATAAATAATTTTTTAAAATAGTAATAATATTCTTTTGAAATAATACCTAAATTATAATAGAAACTTTTTAATATTATTAATAAAATAGATATATAAAAAGGTAATTTCATTTTTGAATTATGTTCTTCTAAAACCATATACTTATATTTTTCTTCATAAATAGAAATTTCAGTAGAAAAATTGTTATTAGGATCTGTATATGTTACTTTTTTTCCATAAACAACTTTATTAGTTTTATGTAATCTATATACAATTTTTTTAAACTCATATCTTTTAACTCCCAGAAAATTCTGTAATTTTGTTATTGTGCTAGATTCATTATCTGTAAATATATCAACATCAATATCGCTAGACATAGGAAAGTAATCATCACGTTGAATACTTCCGTAAAAATAAATTTTGGTATCTAAATATTTGCCAAGCTTATCAAAAAATTGTTTCGCATAAGGAGGCAATTCATTTTTAGTTGTTTCCATACTAATGTAATGAAAGATAAAAATTAATAACTATAAATAAACTATAAAAATAAACTATAAAAATAAAAAATATATAAATAAACGAAATATAAAAGATAAACTATAAAATATATTATATTTCTTTATCATCTTTCGAGAGATTATGTAACAATGTTTCTTTATTGCTATTTGTGATTTCACCTGCTAACATAGACGTTTCATAAAGTTTTCTTAATACATCATTTGGTGCGTTACTACCTATTTTAATTAAATTATGTTCCTTCAAATATATTTTAATATCATTTATTGGTTTTTTCTTTAAATCTCTTTGTGCGTTTAATACCTTTTTTCTAGTATTACGATCTTTTAATAAAATAGCAACTGTTTTTTTTATTTGTGACCTTCCAAGAGTATATTTTCTTTTAATAGTTTTTTTAATTATTTTTTTCGTTTTAACTTGTTCTAAATTATTATTATTATTATTATTATTATTATTTATTGTTTCTATAACTGGTTGAACAATTGGCTCTACAATATTACTAATTATTGGTATTAAAGGACTGCCTTCATCAAGATTTATTTTAGGTTTGTTTATTAAATTTTCTGTCATAAAAGTATTTTCTACTTGTTCAAATGGTTTTTCACTTTGTATATTTTTTAATTTTAATTTTTCTCTCAAGTTTTTTAAACGTGACTCCCTTATAGAATTATTATTATCAATGATTAATGAAGAATTAGGATTAGTTACAATAGAATTACGTTGTGTTCTATTCCAATCTCTATAAGTAGGTTTCATACCATTTTTTAAAACCCCATAAGGAACTAAATCTTGACCATAATTATATGGTTTTAATACTAAAGGTGTAGAATTAATTCCAGAAGCGTAATTCTCTGTATGTATATTTACAATTGGCTGTTTTAATTCTTCTGGTAAATCTATGTTCACAATTGGTATATCATTATTCAATGAATGATAATTTTTAACCGTTTTTCTCTCTAATTCATTGCGTCTTAACTGTTTATTTTTTTCGTATTTTTCCTTTTCGTCGTTTATCTTTTTTTGTTTTGATAAAGTTTGTAAATAACTAATCGAATCATTAAATTCATCAACAAACGATATTTCATTATTACTTGAATTTTTTGAATTATTTGATATATTATTACTTAAATTATCTATTACATTATTATCTAATTTTTTTTTATTATTATCTAAATTTTCAGTTTCTCTTATTTTATGTTCTTTTATTCTTTTTAATAATTTATTTTTTAATACATTTGGAGATATTAATGGTGTAATAGTAGGACGATCTTTTTTAGATCTATTTTTTTTTGTTTTTGATAATCCAACACCAAATAGCGATGGATTTATAGAAATAGTTTTATTTGACATTTATTATAATATCGAATAAAAATAATTTAATTTTACACATTACAATGTTACAATATTACAATCTAAGAATATAAAGAATTATATAATTCGCGCTTTCTATATTCATCTTCTTTTCTTGATTTAATTTCTTCATTGTTAATAAAAAACTGAAAACCTTTTTCTAAATCTTGTAAATTTAATTTTTTCTTTTCATTTTCACCTTTACAAAAAACTCTTCTACTATGAGAAATTTTTGTTTTTGCCAAAACAGTCTCAATATCTCTGCCATAAAACTGAAAAGCATCTTTATTTTTTTCAAACCATGAAACAGTAATGTTTGAATTATCATTTATTTCCCATCCAATATCTTTTACTTTTTTAATAAATATATTGTACAGGTCATTTGCCGTATAATTATCTGTTTTAAATCTCCAAACAAATCGTGAATCTAAACCTTGATTATAATTAAAAAAACACTCTTTCAATTCTTTTTCATAACCAGCTATGATAACCATTAGATTATCTTTATTATCACTTAATGCTTCGCACAATGTATCAATACATTCTTTAGAGAAACTATCCCTTTTTTCTGTATTACCAAGTGCGTAAGCTTCATCAATAAAAAGCACACCACCAATCGCATCTTTTATTACATCACGGGTTTTTAATGCGGTTTGACCAAGATAACCAGCAATTAAATCACTTCTAGTAACTTTTTTAAATGTACCTTTATTAAGAATACCAATTTTGCTGTATATTTTTCCCATTATTTTTGCTATATCGGTTTTACCTGTTCCTGGCGGCCCATAAATTACTGTATGCATAAAATCACCAGAAGAATTTTTATTTTTATGTAACCCTTGAATAAAATATATTATTTGCTCAACAATATTGTTCTTCAAATCTTTCATACCAATCATATTATTTAATTCCTCAAGAGGCTCTTTAATATCATGTAAAGCTTTCATATTTATATTATATTTTACTGAAGGATCAATATTGTATTGTTTAATCAATTCTAAAATATCATTTATATTATTTATTTCAACATCAATATTTATAAGTTTTCTAGTGTCTATTTCACAAGGTGATATATTTTGTCTATTTGAGTTATATTTACTATTTGGTTTATAAATAAACGCAGAATTAACCTTTGAATTGTCTTGATAATAATTTGGATCATCTACAATTATATTTGACATAGCAACATCATTATTTGTTTGTCCAGTAAAATTATATGAACCATAGTTATTGTTAGTAAAATTATTTGTTATTTGATCAATAATAAGATCGATATTTTTTTTCAAATCTTCATCTATAGGTTGAAAATTAATTTTATTATTAATTTTATTATCAATATTATTATTAATTTGAATATTTTTACGGTCCATTGTGGTCAAAAATTTATTATAATTATTTATTCTTGTAGGATCAAGTGTATTAAATTTTTTATAAATCATTCTTATAATAAAATATATGATAATATTTATATTATTATTTATAATGTAAATAATAATAATATAAAATAATGTAAATAATATAAAATATGAATGAAAAATATAAAATTTTTTGTTTGTCTTTCGACAATAAAGAGAGAAAGAAAACTATGGAAAATAAATTTAAACAATTAAAAATAGATTATTTATTATATAATGGTGTAGATTTTAAAGATCAAAGAATCCATCCTGACTCATATAAAAAATGTTGGTCATGTATGTATGGTCATCTAGATATGATTCGAATGTTTTATGAAGACACCAATTTAGATTATGGAATTTTTTGTGAAGATGATATTTATATTCACAAGGATTTTAAAGATATAATTCCATTAGTAATTCAAGATTTCAAAAATATGAAGTTAGATGTATTATTATTGGGTTATCTTGTAACTTTTAAAATAGAATCATATTATAATGGGTTTGAATTGAAATATAATGATAATAACTATAATCTTGAAAATTACAAATATCATGAATTTACTAATGATATATGGGGTACGCAAATGTATATGTTATCAAAAGATAACGCAAAACAGTTATTGGATAAATATGATGAAAATAGTAATTACGCAATTAAGAGTTTGAATGATGAAACGATGACCCCTTTTAGTGCTGATTGGACAATAACAAAAGATGGCAATAGAGCTTTAATATCACCATGCCTTGCGGTAGAAGACGGTAAAGGTGAACTAATGACTCATTTTGGTGGTTGTTTTGACCAATATAATTTTCATAAAAACTGTCACAAGGCACATTACAATAAAGATATTTTTATTTAATCATTTAATCATTTAATTATATAATTCAAGCAAATGCTACATTTTGTAATTAACAATTTATTTTTGAAAACAATTTAAAAATAAATTGAAATATAAAATAACTGAAATTATGATGTTAAATAAAATAAAGAATACAAGTAAAACATCTAATATGAGTTCTCAAATTATTAATAATAACAATGATAACAATATTAATAAAAATATTGAAGAATTGTTTGATATCGAAAATGATCAATATATTGAAAAACCATGGGATCTAATTGAATCTTATTTTAGAGGTCAACATTTGGAAAGATTTGTTCGACATCAATTGGAATCCTATAATAATTTTGTTGG